GACCTCAACCGCGAGGCCAATCTGCTTGCGCTGCATGAAGCTCTGCTTACGAAAACGTTCCGAACCTCAGAGTATGAGATATTCAAAGTCTATGAGCCGAAGGAACGCCTCATATTCCGTCTGCCATATTATCCTGACCGTATCGTCCACCACGCCATTATGAACGTCTTGGAGCCGATATGGGTGCGGACATTCCCCCATAACACGTTCAGCTGCATCAAGCATCGTGGAATCGAGGGATGCTCCCGTCACGTTACAAAGACGATCAGGAAGTATGACGGCAGGCCTCTCTATTGCCTGAAAATCGACATCAGGAAATATTACCCGTCAATAGACCATGAGGTAATGAAGCAGCTCGTCAGGCGAAAGATAAAAGACCGTGACCTCCTGTGGCTGATTGACGAGATTATCGACTCAGCCCCAGGCCTGCCTATCGGAAATTATCTGAGCCAATATCTTGCAAACCTATACCTTGCATACTTTATGCATTGGTGCAATGAGGTTCTGAGGATTGACTGCGACGAGTATGCGGATGACATCGTGTTCTATGCTGACAGCAAGGCGAGACTCCACGAGGCTTTCGCCCTGATAAAGGAAAAGCTGGAGGGCGAGCTTCGTCTGAAAGTCAAAGGCAATCATCAAATCTTCCCTGTCGCTGAGAACCGCTTCGACCGTCACGGCCGTGCGCTCGATTATGTCGGGTATAAATTCTTCCGCGCACAGAAGCTCATTCGTAAGAGTATCAAACAGAATTTCTGCCGTGCCGCTGCCCGTCTGAACAAAATGCAGCCCCTGTTACCCGTGAAGGAGTATAAACAGGCGCTTGCGTCTTGGTTCGGGTGGGCGGTGCACAGCAATAGCAAACATTTATTACGTAAACTTATAATTTCAGATTATTATGGCAAATTATGACAATCAGCCCTCAGTATTTGAGGCAGTAGGTAACGGCAGTTTCCTTTACCGTTACGACATTCAGGAAGTCGCCCCTGAGACAATCGAGGGCGAGGGTGAAGGACAGGCTCAGGAGCAGGATCAGCCCCAAAAGAGCCATTGGGAGTGCAAGGAGGTGCTTGTGTGGGCTCCTGTGACAGCCAACAAGATTACGAAGGCTGTCATCGCTGGCGAGTATGACTCTGACCGCGAACAGAAGCTCGTCAACGAGTACAACGGCGCACAGCTCGGCCTCTATGGTGCCAAGACCTCGGCTGAGGCAAAGGAGAAGATTCAGGCCTATACTGAATTCCTCGAGCGTCGCAATGTCCTGAAGACTCAGGTTGACGCAGATTGCGCACAGCTCGGTATCAAGTAGCCTCAGGCTCTCACAAAAGCCCGCTGTCGCGTCTTTGATATGCTTACGGTATAATCACACCAACGAGACATAAAAAGCCGACAGCGGGCAAATTCGAGTGAAATAACTCATATTTTTAAACCACTGAACAGAAAGGAAACGATATGAAGATTTACAATGGTTCGGGAGTCGAGATTGTCGATGTTAGACCTGATGACAGCAGCCACCGTTACAGGGCTATCATGGGCGATAATAACCTGACTCTTAAATACAGCCTTGCCGAGCATATTGAGATTCCAATTGGGTCATACGTCACGTTTCAGGGGCAGCAGTACACCTTGAAACGTCCTGAGGCTTTGAAGATGCAGCACACGCGCTCCTTTGAATACACCGTAATATTCGAAAGCCCTCAGGCTGACTCGAAAATATGGAAATTCAGGAACACCGTTGACGGTCGTTTGAAGTTCCCGATGACTGCAACGCCAAGGGAGCATCTTCAGATGTTCGTCGATAATATGAACAGCCGCGAGGCTGGGTGGTCTATTGGTCAGTGCATTGAGGGCGAGGAGAAGCTGATAACCTACGACCACGATTACTGTTGGGACGCTCTCGGAAAGATGGCTCAGGAGTTCGGGACAGAGTTTGAAATAGTAAACAAGGCTGTTAGTCTGTGCCGTGTTGAGCGTTTCAAGAGCCAGCCGCTTGCCCTGTCATACGGAAAGGGCAACGGATTCCGTTCAGGCATAGGGCGATCCAATGACGGTGACAGACCGCCTGTGGAGATTCTTTTCTGTCAGGGCGGCACAGATAACATCGACCCGTCGAAATACGGGAGCCGCGAGCTTCATCTTCCGAAGAACGGAGTACTGCGATACGACGGGGCACATTTTCAGGGGGAGGCAGGATATGTCTCTTCCTCTGCGCGCGTATATGTTGCAGACGCTGACGGCCTGAGCATCCGTCGCTCTGACAAAGCACTTTCAAGTCAGGCAGAGGACAGCATAGACCTGACGCATATCTACCCGAAGCGCATAGGCGTGGTAAGCTCTGTTATCACGGTTGACGCTGAGAATCATTTCTATGACTTCACGGACACCAGCATCCCATCGACACTTGACTATGATGCATGCCTGATTGAGGGCGAGGCCATGACCGTTGAATTTCAGACGGGAATGCTTGCTGGTCACGGGGAGTTTGAGGTAAAGTATTACCATCAGTCCGTTCAGGTCAGAGAGGGGACGCAGACCATCACAAAGGCCGCAAAGCGTTTCGAGATAGTTCCGAAGGAGGAGGACGGCTATACTATGCCTGACAATACTTTCAAGCCTGTTGCGGGCGATAAGTATGCCGTGTTCCATTGTCAGCTCCCACAGGCATATATCAATGATTCAAACAGCAAGACGGGTGCGGAATGGGATATGTTCCGTGAGGCCGTCAGATTTATGTATAATAACGAGGAGGCGCTTTTCTCGTTTATGGGAGAGCTTGACGGGCTGTGGGCAAAGAATGACTGGGCTAACGTCGGCGGGCACATCGTCCTCGGAGGCTATATCAGCTTCACGGATGCAAGGTTTCAGACTCAGCCAATCCTCGTCAGGATAACGGGCGTAAAGGATTTTGTGAACCGTCCGCACAGCCCTGAGGTTGAGCTTTCAAACAAGACCGTATCTCCGAGTTTCATCACGACAATAAAGCAGATCGAGGCTCAGGAGGTTCTTATTGACGAGGCTGAGAGACATGCCCTGTCATTCACGAAACGGCGTTGGCGTGACGCAAAGGAAACGCTCGACATGCTGAACGAGCTGATGGAGGCTGGGTTCGATAATTTCACCTCAGCCATCAACCCGATAACGGTTCAGACAATGGCAATGCTCGTCGGTGACGAATCCCTGCAGTTCCGTTTCGTGAACCGCAAGACAGCCCCGATCTCAGAGGTTCCATCCTATGTCAGCTATGACCAACAGACAAAGGTCTTGACGATACCCGCGACGATACTCCAGCACCTGACGCTTGGCATAGACAGCGTGAAGGCCTCACATACCGCGTCAGAGTATAAGTTTTGGGACGTTTCAGCATACACATCTGCAACACTTGATGACGGAACGAAGAAATACTATCTCTATGTCCGTGCGAACCGTTCCAACTCAAACGCCGTGTTCCTCCTGTCTGAGACGGCACACAGGATTGACGAGGGAAGCACATATTATTGGTTCCTTGTCGGAATCCTGAACAGCGAATATGAGGATGAGCGTAGCTTTGCCTCATTATATGGGTTTACGGAGGTTCTGCCTGGCCGTATCACGACGAATAAGATTCTCAGCCCTGACGGGAACACGTATTTTGACCTTGTGCTTGGAGAGATAGGCGGTTGCATCAAGATTAAGGCTGGCTCGTCAGGAATGGAAAACCTCGACGAATGGGCACAACTTCAGAATGACCTCGGAGACCTGAATGATGCAATCGGTGACGTGGACGAAGCTGTCTCAGACCTGAATACATACGTTGACGGAGCTTTCGCAGACGGCATCATATCGGAGTCTGAGGCCGTAGCCATCCAAAAGTACATCAACACCATCAATAACAATAAGGCGGCTATCAACGCCACCTATACGGCTCTGTATGGTAATGCCTATCTGAGCGGAACCCCGAAAACGAACCTATACAATAAGAAGGCTGCTCTGATAACGGCCATCACTAACCTTACGAACGCAATTAACACGGCCATCGCAGACGGCAAGGCCACACCCGCAGAGAAAGCAGACGTTGACGATAAGTTCTCTCTGTATAACACAGCCATGTCGGACTTCAACCAAGCCGTTGAGAATGCCGTGAAAGCCATCGAGGACTACCTGAAAGGGCTGACAGACAACGTGGCCGCTGACCTGACCGTTGCAAACGGAAAGATAACAGCCAACGCGTCAAGCATAAACACAATAAACAATACCATCAGCACAGCAGGATGGATAACTCAGGGTGACGGTAACACTTGGTGGGCTAAAAAGGAGCTGGAGGATGGTAATACCATTATCAGCTATATCAATCAGACGGCTACGACAACGACGATAAGTTCATCGAAGATAAACCTCGTCGGAGCCGTCACCTTCTCAATGTTCAGCACGTCATTGCAGAACACCATCAACGGGAAGGCTAATACCTCTGATTTGGGGAGCCTCGCTTCAAAGGACAGCATTGTATGGAATGACCTTGCAAACGCCCTGAAAACCGTTATTAACGGGAAAGCGGATTGGGATGACCTCGGCGATTTGGCAGAGCTTGACAATGTGTCATATAGTGACCTTGCTCAGGCGTTGAAGAATACCATTGACGGTAAGGCTTCAACAAATTCCCTCGGCTCTCTCGCATTCCTCAGCAGCGTTTCTGCCTCAGAGCTTGCCACAGCCCTAAAAAATACCATTGACGGCAAGGCCAACAGCTCCTCGCTCGGTACGCTGGCGGGGAAGAGTAGCGTAACGTTCCAAGACCTTGCTCAGGCTTTGCAGTCATTGATTAACAGCAAACTCGAAGAAGATGACTTGGATGATGACATCATTCAGTTCTCACGCCTTGGCTCGACTATCGTTGAGGGTGGATATATCAAAACAGCGCTCTTGAATGTCATCAAGATAGCTGCCGTGGAAGGAACCATAGCAGGCCTGAATATCAGCAACAGCTCCATAACCTCAACGACAGGAGCGTATGACGGAGGATCAAGCGCGTCTGCCCTATCCTCTACGCAATTCCACCTCTATGCTCAGGGTAACAGTAACGCGTATTTGGGGTATAGCGGTTCTAACGTCCGTGCGGAGATTGGCCTGAACACTTATAACGGTTCAAGTTCTACGAAGATAATGTGTGACCTGAGGGACACGAAATCTGAGGCTTACGTTTACACGAAGATTGGATTGTATGTCGATATCTACGATACATACAACGCTGAGGAGCTTTCATACAACAGCAGCGTCACGT